ACCAATTAGATGGGCAATGAAATAGACTATGGCATATTCACGAGACGAAGCATTTGAAACACACAAAGATTATAAAGAAAATGTTAATCAATGGGAATATTACATTAGATCATTTAATGGTGGTTATGATTACACATTGGGTCAATATCTTAACAGATACAATTTAGAATTAGATAACGAGTACAATCAAAGACTTGGTAATACTCCCTGTGATAACCATTGTAAAAATATTATACAAATCTATTCATCATTTTTATTTAGAGTTAAAGCATCAAGAGACTTTGGTGCTATGGCTGATGAGCCTAGTTTAGAAGCATTTATAAAAGACTCAGACTTAGATGGAAACCATTTTGATGCTGTTATGAAACAGGCTCAAAACTATGCTTCTATTTATGGACATTGTTTCTTAGTTTTAGATAAACCAAAAGTCACAACGAATACAAGAGCAGAAGAACTAGACCAAGACATAAGACCATATATGTCAATACTAACACCTGAGAATGTTTTAGATTGGAATTTCAAAAGAGAAATAAATGGAAAATACACATTAGATTATCTGAAAGTAAGAGAAGAAGTTGATAGAGATGGTGGTACTTACTTCAGGTTATGGTATCTTGATCGGATTGAAACTGTCTATGCAAAAACAGATAGAGACGAGCCGAGAGTAATAGATACTGCCGATAATCTGATTGGCAAGATACCAGCAGTTATCTTATACAATTCCAAATCGCACAAAAAGGGGATTGGTCAATCAGACTTAACAGACATAGCTGATTTACAGAAAGCTATCTACAATGAGTTATCAGAAGTAGAACAGCTTATTAGATTAACAAATCATCCTAGTTTAGTTAAGACTCCATCGGTTAATGCTAGTGCTGGTGCTGGTGCTGTAATAGAAATGCCTGAAGAATTAGAGCCTAATTTAAAACCATATCTACTTCAACCATCAGGGCAAAACTTACAAGCTATTATGGATTCTATTAATGGTAAAGTTGGTGCAATAAATAGAATAGCACATACAGGAGCAGTAAGAACATCTAAACAAGCAGTATCTTCAGGAATAGCTTTACAAACAGAATTTGAATTACTTAATGCAAGATTATCAGAAAAAGCAGACAATCTACAAATAGCAGAAGAACAGATATTTAGATTATATGCACTATTCCAAAATGCCAATTTTGATGGAGAAATAAACTATCCTGATTCATTTAATATTAGAGATTATGCTACTGATCTTATTTACTATCAACAAGCTAAGTCATTAAGTATTGGGTCTCCTACATTTATGAAAGAAGTAGATAAAGAGATTGCAAGAGCAGTAGTAGATGACAATGAAAAACTAAACGACATATTTGATGAAATAGACTCAGCTTCAGAAGTTGGTCAATTTACACAAGACGAAGTTCAACAAGAAACAGTAGAAGAAGAAGAAGTTTAATGAATGTCAGATATAGTAAAAGATTTAACGAATTACAGAATCAAAGGTATTGAAAAAGCCGAAGTTGAATTTTACGAACAATTAACCAAAACATTAGATAAGATAGAAGATGAGATAGTAGCATTAGCCGATGTTAATTTACCAAGACAGGCTGGTAAGCTTATTGAACTACAAAGTGCAGTAGCAATAAGACCAAAGATAAAAGCAATACTTGATAAAGAGTATTTACCATTTGCAGATAGAGTAGTTAGAAAAGGTTTTGGAGAACAAGCTAAAAGAGTTGAAAGACAATTTAAAACAATAGGTATTATACCACCTGAATTTCAAGAACTTACAAAGGGAGATTTAGCTTTAGTTAAAAATTTAAAGCAACAATATTACACACAGTTTAAAGATGTATCAAATAATTTTACAAGAATATTATCAGATAAAGTATATCAAAACACATTAGTTGGAACTGAATTTACAGTATTAGAAAAAGAACTAAGAGAATCTATTAATGGTATTTATGCAAATTCAAGAGACCCAGCAGTAAATAGATTAGTTAGTTATGTAAAAAGAAACAGAGATAATCCAAGATTAAAAGGTAGAGTAGATTCAGCTATTAAACAATTACAAAGTAAATATGCAAGAACTAGAACAGGCGAGAATATGAAAAGATATGCTGGTCAAATACTTAACGATTCATTGAGAGACTTTGATGCTACATTAAACTTTAATAAATCAAAAGATGCTGGACTTACATTTGTTAAATATTATGGAGATGTAATACCTACAACAAGAGACTTATGTAGAAGAATGATAAGTGGGAGTCTTAATAAAAGAAAGAATGGTTTATTTACAATAGCAGAGATACAAGACATTTGGGCTACTAGAAGTTGGTCAGGTAAAAAGGGTGGTAATCCAATGGTAGTTAGAGGTGGATATAATTGCAGACATCAGTTTAGTTATGTTAATCCTGATTGGTACGAGGATGATGGAGAAGATTCATCTACACTTTTAAAAGATTCTAAACAAGATACAAAACCAACAACTTCAATATTTGGAAACATATCAGATGAAGAAAGAAAATATTTACCATTAGCATTTGGTACAGTTGCAACAAACTTTACTAGAACTATTAGCAAGATACCTAAATCTCCTAAGATGCCACAGTTAAGAGGAAATAATGCTTTTTATAGACCAAGTACAGATGAAATAAATTTAAGTGATTTTAATATAGAAAATAATTTAAGAGCAAGACGAATATATGCACATGAATTTGGACATAAGATTGACCACAATATTGGAAACATAATGTTAGAAAAAAAAGATATAGCAAAAAAAATTATACCAAATTCTGATAGGGTAGTTTATTCAACAACATCTTTTAGAAAAACATTATTTGACGATGTTGTAGATGAAAGAAAAGGTAAGTATTCAGTTCAGTTAAGTAATTCTGCACAAATAGAAATGATGGCAGATAGAGTAAATTTAAAAGATAATATTAAGGTAGGCTTAACAAATTATACAGATGACTTAAACTCTTTAGCAATAAAAATACAAGGTAAAACATTTGATGAAAGATTAGCAATAAGAACAAAATATCTTGACGATATTATAAAAGAAAAATCATTTCCATTAGATAAAAACGAAATAAGAATATTATTAAGAGAAAAAGTTATTACTTATGACCCAATGAAAACAGAAACAATAGATTTTGTGACTTCAATAAAACACAAATTAGTTATTTCAAGATATGGAAAACCTTTAAAATTAAAGTTAAAAAATGGAGAGTCATTTACAGCTTCTACAAGAGATGCTGGTAGAGGTTTTGACCCAATGTTTGCAGATTATGTTGGAGCAATAACAAACAACGCAATCGGTTTTGGACATAAGCTAGGATATTATGAAAAATTTTTTGCTACTGAAACAATTAAAAAAGGTTATGGAAAAATTACTTATGGTCATAGTACAGAAGCTTTTGCTAACTTTACTGCATTATCAAACACAGACAATAAAGAGATTTACATAAAACTTATGAACTATTATGCACCACAAACAACAAGAACATTTGGCGAATTATATGAAAGGAGTAATTTATTATAATGGATTTACATGAATTATTAGGCATTTATGTTGATAAATTTGGAGAGGAATACGATATAGATACTGTCACTTTAACAGAAGATGGAGAAGAAACACTTATAGATTTAGTTAAAAAGGCTATATCAAACAATGAGCCTATCTCTAAAAAACAAATAATAGACTTATTTGGATATGACCCAAATGAGACAGGCATATTGATTTAATTAAAAAGTAGTGATACATCAACAATATAAACAATAGGAGAAACAATGTCAGACGACACACAGGTTAATCAACCGAAAAATGATGTTCAGGAAGCTGAAGTTAAACAAACTCAAACTGACGAGAAACCAACACCAACATTTAATCAAGAAGATGTAGATAGAATTGTCAAGCAAAGACTAGAAGCTGAGAAGTCTAAACATCAAAGAATGTTAGACGAAGCTAAGAAACAAGAGGAAGAAGTGCTTAAAGAAAAAGAAGTACAGGAAGCTAAATCAAAAGCTGATCTTGAACAACTTATGAAACAAAGAATAGCTGATAAGGATAAGGAGTTAGCTGATTGGAAGTCTAAAGTAAAAACAATTAATGTAGATAATTCTATATTATCTTTAGCTTCTAAGAACAATGCTATTGCACCTGATCAAGTAGTGTCTTTGTTAAAGAACGAAGTCAATTACAATGACGATGGCAGAGTAGAAATACTTGATAATAATAAAAACATAAGATACAACTCAAAAGGGGAATTATTAACAATAGAAGATAGAGTTAATGAATTTTTAGATGCTAACCCACATTTCCGAAAAGGGTCTTTGTCTGGTACAGGAAGTCAGAGTAGCATTGAGGGTAAAACTGTAAAACCATTTAATATTCAGGATTTAGACATGAGTAATGCCGAAGATCGTCAGAAGTATGCAGAATATCGCAAACAAAGAGATTCAGGTGCTATTCAAATAAACTTAAACAATAAATAATAAAGGACAAATACAATGGCAAACGAAAGCACAAGTTCTACACTCTCGGAATTATATACTGAGATCGTAGCAGAAGCATTATTTGTAGCAAGTGAAAGATCAATTATGAGACCACTTGTAAAAAATTATGCTATAACAGGTGGTGGAAAGTCAGTTGAAGTGCCGATATATTCTAGTGTTAGTGCTAGTGCTGTATCAGAGGCTTCTGACTTAGCCAATACCGAAATCAATCCAACTTCTGTGACTATCACAGCATCAGAAAATGGAATAATGACTACTCTAACAGATTTAGCAAGAAACTCAGCACCAAGAAATGTTGCTGGAGACATTGGTAAGCTTTTTGGAGAAGCGATTGCAAGAAAAATTGATAAAGATTTAACAGCTTTATTTGGTGGTTTTTCAAATACTGTTGGT